CAATGAGCTTGTTGCAGCCAAGAGAAAAGAACAGGCGATAGATGAAACGCAAGCACAGACAAACGGTATGCCACAAAACCAAGGTGAATGGGTGGCATGGTGCAAAAACCTCACCGAACAATATCAGGCGGCAAAGTCTAAACGAGAGCTTGCCGACGTTGATAGAAAGACTGATGATGCTTGGCTTGAAAAACTAAAAGAAAATCATCCAGAATTATTTCAAAGGCTAGTGCAAAGATTAACAGAAAAGGAGAATAGCTTTGAGCAATAGACCAACACTAGGAGTAAAGTCACTAACGATAGATGGCTTTATGAACAACGGACAGGCTGTAGAAATGAGAGCTTCAGCATGGATCAACGTGCCAAAGGACAAACGCTATGACCAAGCTACGCTCGCTGTAGCTGAGAGGGTAAAAAAAGCAATGATAGATCATGGCATATCTGTGAGCGTACAACTGCAACATCGAAATGGAGACGATCCAAAAATGTGGCCCAAAGTTGCAAGCTTTCCTTTGTTTCCTAACAAACCAATGGAAGAACAACAGACGCAACAACAACAATTTTCTGAGCCTCCCTTGGGAGAGGATGAAATACCATTTTAGCCATGAAACCATACCCAGCTCTTAAAAGTCGTTATTACTACGAGACAAAAGAACTTCTTGAGCAGTACAAAGAATTTACTATAAAAACTGCTGCTGAAAAGTTAGGCATAGATCCGTCAAACCTACGCACACTTGCGTATAGGATGGGTGTGGAGTTTCATCGGGCAAACGGTACAGGCAAGACAACAATAGACACTGTAGAACGTAAGCGTAATATAACGCTGCCTATGGAGCCTTGGAAATAGTCGTGGGGCAGACGGAGGTTCTGCCCCAGACACAAAAATAAATTAAGTGAGAGGTGTACACAATGATAAAAACGTATTTTACATTTTTGATGATAAGTTACTTTGTCCAAGGCGAAGAGTTAAAGACAAGCATACTACTACCAAGCTTTGATGATTGCTCATACAGCTTAGAACATATGTCAGATATACTTGAGCTTTACGACAGTGACGTATCTTTATATTGCAAAGGCACTAACGTGGTTTCTAAAGATTACGTAAAGCCTATGCCAAGACCATAATTACTTCTTGTTCATCATAGACTTTGGTTTCTTATGCGACAAAACCTGACTGCTTTTTGTATGCTTTGCTCCTGTGTGCAAAGAGCCGTCAGGCATTTTATGTGTAGGCCCGGTGTACTCTTTGCCACTTGGCAAGTAATGTTTAGCTGCCTTTGCCATAGCCGCCATTCATCATAGACTTTTTAGGTTTACGTTTTTTTCCGTACATTTCCAGTTTCTCCTGCTCGTTTACTTCCCTTTGGTCCGGCAACCTTAGTCAACGTACCATATACATACTTGTCTCGCTCTTTACCAGTAAGACCTTTTTTCTTTGCCTGATTCATCAGGCTACGTTCTAATCTCTCAGGCATTTTGTTTCTTCCTTTTGTTTATTGCTGATATTCGTTTGCCCTTCGCTCTAGCATCAGCCTTGCTCGATGCACCCCACGCTCTCAACGATAGTAACAACCGCGTCGGCTTACCTTTTTCATCGCGCTCTGGACCCTTCATATTACCCATGCGCTGTAGAAAAGATGCACGTCTAGGGTTGTTTCCAGACTTCACAGGTGCTTTAAGATCTGAACCGGGGTTCTCTTTTTCGTAAGACCTACGACCCTCTTCGTTAAGACCACCCTTCTTTGCCTTACCTTCTTTGCGTTGCCATGCTGGTGTCTTAGCCATATCTAACTCCGATATTTTCTTGTCTTATCTCTAATCTTTTTTGGCTGTGGCACAGTCTGACCAGTGCCACCACCAGCACGTTTAGCTCGTGTAGTCGCAGCATACTCTTCTGGTGTCAAAGCTTTGATTGCTTTCTCTGGCAAGTAACGCTCGCCAGTTTCGCTAGACTTCTTACCAGACTTAGTACGCCAGTTTTGTTTTCCCCAGTTCATCAGAGATCGTTGCGGAGCTTTCACGACTTATATCCTCCACCAGCAGCTTTGTATCTTTTTGCAAGGAGTTGTGCTTTACGAGCCGACCACTTTCCGGCGGCTGTTCCTTGCACATTGCTATTGAGTATTGATCGAAACTGACGCTTTCGCATCTCAGGCTTTGTGTAAATCTTAGCTTTATTGACTGTGCTCTTTGCCATGACTACACCATCAATTCAAAATGTGGACCATCAATAAATGGTCTGCGACCCTGACCACGCCGTGTATCAACATAATCATTCATTGCAGCTTCCATAGTGCCATCCCAATGCGCTATGTTTGGAACAGTCCATGCTGCACCCCAACGCACAGGAACATCACAAGCCCTTGCACCTTCTGCCATTGCATCAGCTATATCGTCATACAAGTTTAGTTCCCAGCTTGCCCGGCTACCAATGTACGCCATAAGATCTACAGCAATACCATCAATATGCTTTGATTTCATTGTCTGACTTGCGCCTTTTGCCACAAGAGCTTTCTGCTCTTCAATGGTTCTCAAACCACACACAACACCAAAATCAATTTTAGTTGCACCGATTGCGTGTTTAACAACAGCAACCATGCGCTCGTCTACACCTTCTAATCTTTCAAGGCTACGCTTTCCTAGTTTAAAAGTCATTGCTCAACAACCTCCTTCGTACCACATAATCTTTCGTAAACCATATCACTTGTGTAAGCTTCTGCCCACTTGTTTTCCGTGAAAGTACAGAACGCCCACAGATCATTTACGTCCTGATCTATCAAACGGATAAGTTCATCTTGCGCCGAAACAGTTTGTTTCAAGTGTTCTAAATCATGCACAAGCCCAGAAATGTACCAGACCAATGCAACTAATTGCACAGCCATTGCAAACGCTAATCCAATATTTACTTTCATTTTTTACTATCCGTTTTCTTTAACTTATCAAATGAACGCATACCACCAATGCCAAGCATACCGAGTAACAAGGGCATCATTACTGACATATCTGCCTGTGGTATTTCAAAACCAAAACCCAGCGCAATTGGAGCGATCATGTAATTTATGCCAAGCGATATACCGCAAATCCAACCGATAAGTGGACGCCAAGAAGCTTGAAACCAATTGCCTTGTGCATCAGCTTTTAAAATCTCAAGTTGCTGCATCATCAAAGCCTGAGAGTTTTTTTCAGCCATCGTTGCAATTTCGTGGGCTAATCTAGCCTTTTGATCTTTGTCCTCTACTACCTTGTCAAGAATATTACTTACTGGATCAACCAGTTTTCCTATTAAATCTAGCATTAGTCTCCCTCCATCTGAATACTTGTTTTCCTACTTTCAGCTTTTGCGCTGTAGGCATTAAAACCCATAAATGCAGCGACCACACCTGATGCAGCTATCACGTATACACTTGCTATATCTGTGATAAGACTTGCCGCTTTGTCAAAACCAAGAACAGACGCTAAGAGAATAATAAACGGATATATCAACATCCCGGCAAGAGCAAACCCGGTGAACCTACGCTCCGCATTGCGCTTTAGATCCCGGTCAATCATTTCTAATCTGCGATCTTCCAAAGCCAGTTTGTTCCACTCAGCTTTTTCTATAACGCCGTTATTGTTCAGATCAGCTTTTTCAAATTCAGTCATTTCAAAGACCTTGCGTATTTAATAGCTACGTTTTTAGCGCGTGTTATTATAACAACTTTTCCGTTTTTATCATAGATAATATATTTATTGCGCCACTCTTTTAATATCACCGTTCAATTTTAATACACACCACTTTAGAATTATTGTTTGTTACCAACACTTTGGCTTCTTTCTGAGCAACTTTACAAGCCTCTTCACTTGAATAACTGCCTACATGGTAGTGATCAAAGCTACCGCTGATTACTTGTAGCCATAGCAATACCCACATTTAAATACTCGCGACTAACATATAAACAAATGGAAACGCTGCCACTAACATTAAAAACAAAATACTAAGTACTAATTTCATCACCATCGTCCTTGCCACTTTCCTAAAAAATAAAACGCAATAAACAAAATACCGCCGCTCAACACAAAAATAACTACTCCAATCGCAAAGTTTATAAGGTTATCTATCTGTTCTTGCTTTCGATATGCCTCTTGCTTTCTTCTTCTGCGCATATCTGCCTCAATTGCTAAAACTTCTTTCCAGGCACTAGGGCCATAGTTCCAAGAGATATGATCTTTAATCTCTGCTCTCATCTGTTCCATTTTTTTCTTCTGAGCAAATATCTCTAGGGCAGTCTCTTCGTCAGATCCCTTAAATGTTTTTTTCCAAAACGGAGGGTTTTTCTCCCGCTCTTCAAGATTAGAAAAGTCACTAAAAGCCTTGCCCCATTGCGACAAAGTTCCGGACATTTCTTGTAAATCCTTGCCCGTAGAAATAGCCGCACGAAGGGTCTTGTACGCCCCTGTCGCTAGAGCAACGCAGCTAACCGGGTCCATTTGCCTAGCTCAGAAATGTCATGCGTAATAGTAGCAACAAGCTTGCACCAGTAATACAAATCATTATAGCTTCCATACGCTTGATACGATTGTACAAATCTTTCAGTTGTATTTTCATTTCAGTTTTTATTTCAATAACGTCTTTCTCAACATCATCGATGCGAGCGTGTGCCTGGTTGAGTGTGCGTGTTCGTTTGTCCATTAGCTTGGTTCCTCTGGAAATGTTACATCGTGTGGAAATCCATCTTGCTCTGGTATTTGACGCAAATCGCCACGATAGTTGTACCACGCAATCGGCACGTCTTGACCAAGTTCTTTAGCACGTATTGTTACCCAATCGCTTTTTGCAAGTAATTCATCGCGTTGCGCCCTTACCGATGCAGCCGCTTCCGCATCTAGCGTTGCCTGATATGCAGCCTCATGTTCTGCCTTGGTGGTAGTTACACCATCTACAGTTGTATCAGCAAACATATCCCTTGCGA